TTCATTACATTTCAGAGGGGAGGACTTTTATGTGTCCTCAGGTTCTTGATAATCAGCCATGTCCGATTTGTGAGGTGGTTGAGAAGTTAATGAAGTCTCCAGTGAAAGATGATAAAAAATTAGCAGCAGATTGGCGGGTTCAGGTGAAAGGGGCTTTTAATATTCTTGATAGGTCTGATAATAAAGTGAAGGTGTGGACAACTTCACCAAAGATATACAAAATAATAGTGGATTATCTTGCGGAGTGGGAGTCTTTGTACGGTGATTCACCGTTGTTTACAGATCCTGATGAAGGAAGAGATTTTAATTTGAAGTATACTGCTCCTTCTAAATCTGGAGAACTTCCGAAGTATGAGTTGATGATGTTGGATAAGAAACCTTTATCAAGTGATAAAAATCGGGCGAAAGAGATTCTTGAGGAAATACTCGATCTTGATGAAGTATTTAAGAGTCTTGGATATGATGAGTTGAAAGAAAGGTTTGGGGATTTTGATGATCCTGAAGTCAGTAAAGAGAGTGGTGCTGTGGATAAACCAGAAAAGCAAGAAAAATTATCACAAGAAAGACCACCGAAATGTTTTGGTAAGGAATATGATGATGGTGATGATGAGTGTACGAGTTGCAAGTGGGTGGATGATTGTATAACTGAAATGAGAGGAACAAAGAAGAAAGAGAAAGAAAAGAAGTCTGAGGAGGAGACAGTAGAAGAGTCAGTTGAGGACATTCTTGCTAAAGCAAGAAAACAGAGGAGAAAACATTGAGGTTGGAAGAGTTGGAGGGTCTTGTAGTTGTTCTACAAGACCCCACGAATATTGATAAAGTATCTAAGATTAATATCACTGATTTAACCAAGATAGATGAAGATCATCTTGTTATTGAATATGATTTAGTTAGTAGAATGTATGCAGTGATAGCGATGTTGGCGGGATATGCTCAGAATAAGGAGGCTCGAGCAAAGTTTCTTCTTGAGGCGGAACAAGCACAACTAGATACAAAAGTTAGATATGAGTTGAAAAGTAGTACGGAGAAAGTCACAGAGAGTATGATAGCCACTAAGGTTAGAAGCAGTAAAGAATATCAGAGAAGATATTCTGATTGGTTGGAAGCAAGAAAGCAACATATTATTCTAAGTAAGTTAGAATCAGCGTTACAGTTAAAAAAGGATTTATTAATTAGTTTAGCAGCTGATATACGTGCAAGTAATAGGAGTTAAGAATGAAGAGTCCAAGAGATGATGAACTACAAAAGTTAATAGATGAAGTGGTTACAGAAGTAGAAAATCATATGGGATCAAAATCATTGGTGTGCAGTGGCAATGAAACAGTTGCTGATGTTAGTGATTGGATTAGTACAGGCAGTTCTGTTCTTGATAAGGTTATAGGGAAAGGAATTCCAGTTGGGAGAATAGTAGAAATTTTTGGTCCTGAATCCACTGGTAAAACTACATTGGGTTTTAATGTACTTCGGGAAACACAGAATCTTGGTGGGGTTGCAATGATGATTGATACGGAGGTATCATATGATAAGAATAGAGCAGAAAGTTTGGGGCTTGATGTTGGTAAACTTGTTTATGCTCAGGTTGATACGATGGAGGAGGTTTTTCAGGCTGTGGAGTTGTTTTCTGATAAGCTTCGTGAGAAGAATAAAGATTGTTTGTTGACGATACTTTGGGATTCTGTTTCTGCTACATCAACGAAAGCTGAGATTGAAAGTGAACTGGGGGCTTCTCATTATGGAATTCAAGCAAGAATTCTCTCCCAAGGATTTAGAATGTTTAGGAGGAAGTTGGCAAGGAGAAAGGTGACATTTCTTGTGGTAAGTCAAGTTAGACATGGGATGGGGATGTTTTCTCCTAAATGGGAAACAACTGGTGGAGGAATGGCGTTGAAGCATCATGCATCAGTTAGGTTAGAGTTGGTTGGTAAACAGAAATTGCAATCCGGTACAAAGGTAGTTGGGGTTCAAGTGAGAGCAAGAACAGTTAAAAATAAAGTCTATTCACCGTTTCGAGAATGTCAGTTGGTTATTGATTTTTCAACTGGGATTGATAATGTTTTGACTTCGTTTATCAATTTAGTACAAAGAAAGGTGATTGAGAATCGTGCTGGATGGTGTTATTATAAGAATAAGAAGTATCGTTCTAAGGATTTGGAGAAGTATTTTAGAGATCATGAAGAGGAATTAAATAGATTAGTTGAAAAGGTTGATTTGTGAGGGATATGATGGAAAGAACAAGTGATAAAAAGATAAAAAATGCAAAATGTGTTGTTGATGATGAAGAACTGGGTGTGTCTGTTTGGGAGAATAGAGATTTGGTAAGTATAATTGTAAGAGGGGTGATATTTTCATTTACTAAAGAACAGTTTAATTCATTTTCACAGTTGGTTAGTGAAGCGTTTTTGTATCTGAATAGTAATATTGTAAAGGGAAAAGATGAAGGTCGTGTTTGATTTTAACTGTAATGACAGTTTAGCTTCGTGTTTAGGGATAAGTACAGAGAGAGTGGATGAGTTACTTAAGAGCGCAAGTAAAGAGTTTTGTAGTATGTTACCGGAAATTGTAGTTGATGGATTCAGGAAGTCAAAGTCTAAGATTCTTGTAAAATTTCTAGAAAAGTGTAGAACTGATTCTGAGATGATTTTTATGTCTTATTGTTGTGGTCTTATTGTTTGTGCGTTGGAGCATGGGTGGGATTTTTCATTATGAGAAAGGAGGAGTAAAATGGAGGAATACAAAGAGATGTATCAGATAAATCTTGCAGCGTTATTTGACTATATTTCATTACTTTACGAAAGATATCCTAATAATATAATTCTTAAACCTGCTGCACAAGAATTGAAATTTGTAATTTGGGCAAAAATCGGAGAAATATCAATACAGGATATTAAAGAAGACCCGAATGGTGATTGCATAAAAGATTTAACAATAAGTATGGACAAAATTATTGCCTGTATTTATCAAAATAAATGTCCTACATGGCAAGAATAAATGTCTGGTTAACTGTTGTCGGAAGATAAGGGATTTTCATTATGAGAAAGAATTTATTGGTGGTAGATGGAAATAATCAAGTGTTTAGAAATGAATGGGGGACTGGTTTGTATCATAAGAATCAAAGAGTATCTGGGATATTGTCATTCTTACGATCTTTGAGAATGTGGGTGAAGAATTACAGTTGTTCTAATAATGTAGTTGTTTGTTGGGATTCACGATCAAAGAAAAAGAATATCTATGATAAGTATAAGTTTGGTAGAGTTCGAGATGATTTCTACAAGCAGGTAATGTCAGAGATTGTGATTCTTCAAGAAATGTTGAAGTCTCTTGGAATAAAACAGTTGAAGGAGGATGGTTATGAAGCAGATGATTTGATTGCAGATGTAGTGTATAGTGTATCGGGGAAGAAGATTATAGTATCAACTGACAGTGATCTATTTCAACTTTTGTCTAAGGACACTATGATTATTAGAGGTAAAGCGAAGTTTACTATAGATGATTTACGAAAGAAATGGGGAATGACGCCAGATGAGCACTTCTTTTTTAAAGTTGTTTCAGGTGATATGATGGATAATATTCCTGGTATTAAAGGGATAGGAAAAATTAGATTTCTTAAAATACTTGATGAATGTGGACATAATCTCGAAAGAATGTTGTGTCATAGAAAAATTGTTCCACATCTAAAATTGGTGGAAAGAAATTATCAACTGATAAAATTAGAAAAGTTGAATCTACAAAGAACCAGGGAAGTCTTGGTGAAGGATGAATATCCTGATGTAGATAAGTTTAGGGTTCAATGTTATAGATATGGTTTGTTCTCTATACTAAAGAATTTTCAGGAGTATATTAGTTATTTTAGACGAGTAAGGAGACCAAGATGAAAATTGGAATATTTAGTGATTTGCATCTTAGAAAAGGTGGTAAAAGAGTTGGTAATTGGTATCGAAGGACACTTGATGGATTAGATGTTTTAGATCAAGTGTGTAAGGTTTTTCTTGATGAGAAGGTTGATATGTTTGTTTTTCTTGGGGACTTTTTTCACCAAAGATATCAGATAGATGTCCAGGTGTTATCAGGTGCTGTGGAGAGGTTAATGACATTAAGTAAAATACCAGGGAATTTTATTCCTGGGAATCATGATTTGTATTATAGTTCTTCGGTGGCGATGAATTCTTTGGTGGCTTTTAGTTTAAAATGGCGGGTACATATGGATGTTATACAGGATGGAGAATTCGTTTTTCTTCCATTTATGTCTACGGTAACAGATGAAATATATCGTAGAATTAAAAAATTCAAAGGAAAATATTTGTTTATGCATCAGATATTGAAGGGGTTTCCAATCCAGTCTGATTATTTTGTTAGGGAAGGTGAAGAGGTGTTTGATTATACTAAGTGTGAAACATATGAGTGGGTGATTTCAGGACATACTCATATTCCTCATAACAAAGGAAAGGTTATTTCTGTGGGGTCAGTTATGGAACAATCGTTTCAGGATTCTGATTCCAAGATTAGGAGAGGGTGTTGGATTCTTGAAGATGATACTATTAGGAAGATTGAACTTGAGTACCCAAGATTTTTTACGGTTGCTGATCCTAATTTGATTAAGAGTGATAAAGATTACTACCGGTTGATGATTAAAGAGAGTGAGTATAGTAAAACAGTAGCAGTTCCTGAGAATGTTCAGTTGTTTAGAATACCAGAGGAGAAGAGGATTGATCGATTGCAGATAGGGGAGAAGTGGAATATTGGAGATGTGATTAGTAAGTATGTTAAACTTAAAGAAAAGAGCAATCGTTATACAGAGGTTGGTCTTGAAATTCTGAAAGGAGTGTAGATGATTGAATTTAAGAATATAAAACTAAAGAATTTTTTGAGTTTTCGTGACCAGAGTTTTAGTTTTACGAACAGAGGTCTTGTATTAGTATTAGGGGAGAATAATGATTCAATCTATGCAGGTTCGAATGGTAGTGGGAAATCTGCACTTTTCTGTGAGTCGATTTATTATGCATTATTTGGGAGAACTCTTCGGGGTGTTTCTTCTACACAGGTTGTTAGTTTTGGTGAGAAGAAGATGGTTGTTGATCTTGAGTTTAGTGTAAATGGCGAGGAGTATAGAATTATTAGAGGAAGAAATGGAAGTAGTTCTTCTTTAGTTTTAGAGCACAACGGAAAAGATATATCAAGAAAGGATATCAGAGAAACACAGAAGGTGATAAATGAGATGATTGATCCAGAATTGATGAAGAGTTCTATTATTTTTTCTGGATCGGTTTTTGAATCGTTTGTTCTTCTAAATGACACTCAGAAGAAAAAAATTATTACAAATATGATTGGTTTGGAGAGAATTGAGACAGCACATGAGATTGTTAAACAAAGATTAAGGAAGGTGGATGATGAAATAAGTAATGTTAATGGAAGAATAGAGGCACTTGAGAATATTAAGAAGGATTGTTTAGATGAGTTGGAGCAGTTGAATACTGTAGATATTGAATCTAAAAATAAGAAGTTAGAGGAATCTAAGAAGATTTTGGATGAGTTGAAGGAACTGGAGAAAAAGTTATACACAAATTTACAGAAGGTAGATGTGAGGATATCTAAGATTAAGAATAGAGTTGATGAATTGAAGGAGGAGAAGAGTTCTATTCAAGGGGAGAAAAGATTGATTAAGGTGAAGATTGATAATCTTCAAAGTCGGGTGGTGGAACAAGAGAAGTTGTTAAAGGATGGAAGGTGTCCCACCTGTAAGGAGTTGATACCTAAGGACGGTGTATTATCGAAGGACATAGAAGATTTCCAGAAGGAGATAAAAATATTAGAAGATAAGTTGAACCCCTTCTACGAACGAGAAGAAAAGGTATCAGAGGCGTTGCAACAAGAGGAACAAAAATTATCTAGTAGTTATGAAGATAAGACAGGTGTTGAAAGTAAGTATCTTGAGTGTAAGAAGGAACTTGAAGAGTTTAGTGATCATTACAATTATTTGAGGGACGAACTACAGGAACATAAAACTAAAGTTGATACATTGAATCAACAGTTAGGGAAGACAGAGGAGGAGATTAAAAGACTGCGGAAAGAGTTAAACAAGTTGAATGAGGAAAGAGAGGTTTATGATTTCTGGGTTGAAGGTTTTGGTCCAAGGGGCATAGTGAGTTTTATTCTTGATGGTGTGTTTCCAAAGTTTAATAAGGTTCTTAATGAGTATCTTCAAATACTATTCGGTACGGGAATTGTTGCCAGGTTTGTTCCTTTTACAACATTGAAATCAGGGGAGCTCAGGGAGAAATGGGACTTTGAGATTGAAGGGTTAGGGGATTATAAATCGTGTTCATCAGGTGAAAAAAGAAGGGTTGATATTGCTGTATTATTTGCATTAAATTCTTTAGTTAGAGATATGGTTGGAGGATCTAATTTATTGGTTGTGGATGAAGTGTTTGATCCTTTGGATGAAGTTGGTGCAGAAAAAACTATTGAATTACTTAGAAACTTAGATGTTGAATCAGTGATTGTAATAACTCATAATGAGGCACTACAAGAGAAATTTTCAAATGTGATGAGGATTCAGAAAGACAGTGGTGTAAGTAGAGTGTGTAGTTGAGATGAGTTAGAGATGAAAGAACAAGAAAAAATTATTAGAAGAAAAAGAATAATAATGAATAGAAGAAGTTATCAACATCTTACAAATGTGGGAGGTGGATAATGTTACCAGATGAAGATTTAATGGTAAAGTGGACAGATGAGGATTTGTTCCAGTGTCTTATATTACTGATGGTGTTTTGAGTGGAAGATTAATAGAAATTGAAAGAGAAAGGAGGTTAGAACAATGAAAAAATATTGGATAATTTGTTCAAAACAATTAACTAAGACTCAACAAGAAATTTTTGTTAGTAATACACTTATTCCTAAAGGAATTTGTCGTTGTGGTATTGGCCCATTATATTATGTTGAAGAAAAAAATGGGGTAATTTTTTTATCAAAAGTTTCTGATGAGTACATTAAAGATGATGAATCTTATTTTAGATATGTAGTGCAAAATGATAAAAAGGTGCATAAAAATGGGTGGGACAAAAAAGCAAATAAATATATAGGTAGTAAATTATATAATAGGTTGGAGAATTAAAAAGACAAGAATGGAAGAATAGAAAAAGCTGTTTATGATTTGAATGTAACAGTAGGGTTTGGAGTGAAGATTGTTGAATGTGATTAGGGTATTGACTTTTGGTAAAAAATCTTTATAATTAAATAATAGTGAGGTAGAAGGTGATACGGGGTAGAGGTAAACAGAAGGGAAATGCTTATGAGAATTATGTTGGTAGAACACTGTTCACCAAATGGTCTGGAAAACAGTGGATTAGGACTCCAGCATCTGGAGCTATGAAAGAGGTTACAAAAGCGGATTTGTTTTGTAAAGAAATTATGAACACACAGGAGGATGTGCTTTTTGTTGAGTGTAAGAAACGATATACCGTGGATTTGTATACAATTTTTGAAACAGGTAAACATGAGTTTTATGATTGGTGGGAACAAACAAGGCAGAATGCCAGGAAGGAAAGGAAAGTTCCAGTGTTAATTTTTTGTTCGAACAGGAAAAAAGATTTAATTGTTATTGAATGGAATTTATATAGTAGATTAGTTTGGACATGTCAGTATGATTGGGATCATATCAGATTAAATAATATAGTAATTCTTAGATTTCGTGATTTTATTTGTTATAACTATGATGATGTTGTTAAGGTAGCAAAGGAGTTACTAAGGAGTGAAGATGAAGGGGTATAGAAGAATTCAGGTGAAGCTTGCTGTTACAACTGAGGTTGTACAGAGAGCATTACAAGGAGATGAGACAGCTGGTCAAGAGCTGCTTAATTTCTTGAAAAGGTATCTGAGAGGGGTAGCAAGTAATGTATATCTTCAGAATACAAGTAATGATGAGTTGTATGAGTTTTTGTATGATTGGGTTATGGGTGCTTTGTTTCCTGTCAGGATGAAGTATGGACTTCCAAGTTATTATGATCCAACAAAATCAGCGTTTAAGACTTGGTTGTATTCGGTGATTTCATCCGGGGTTGCACAGTATCTTAAGACTGTGGAGAGAAGAAAACCGGTGTCATTACACCAACCGGTTTCTGAAGATGTTGATGTTCCTTTGGAGGAGGTTGTGGGGGAAGATCCAGAGTATAATAAGTTACATCAGTATCGTGAGATACATGATAAAATTGTATCTGATTTGGATAGTAGGGAGAAAGTAGTTTTAGATATGTTAGAGAAGGGTTATAAGAAAAGGGAAATAGCGGAGGAACTTGGAGTATCCCCTGCTACGATAACTTGGTTGGTTAAAAGAGTACAGAATGTTATAAGAAAATACTATCCGAAAGGAGGAGAGAGTGCTGAGAATAAGATATCCAAGGAGGTGTTTAAATAAACGGTCGGAGGATTTTTGGATTGTTCTTAGGGTCAAAGCATTTTCTCAGTCAGAAATTGAAAGAAATTATCATGATATTAAATATTTGGTTGGTGATATTGTTAATGATTTTTATACTCCACAGATTGAGAAAGATGGGATTGTTAGAACAGTAATACCATTTGTTTTATTCACAAATGTTACAAAGTTAGATTCATGGAATCTATGGACATGGAAGGAGTATGATTGTAACATCTATAACATTTATCATAACAGTAGAACAGGTAGAGTTTATACAGTATCTGATGAAGAAATAGATGAGCTTAAAAGAAGTTTAGAGAGTTATGAGGATTTTGATTTACATGAAGTTCATTTGGGTGATAGGGTAACTGTTAGGTGTGGTCCTTTTATGGGTGTTAGTGGAACTGTGGTTAGGGTTAAGTCAGGTTTATGCAGAATATTAGTAAGTGTTGGTATGAAATATGTAACTCATATTGAGTTGCCAAAGGATATTTTACTCCGGGAATGAAGAGAAATCCAAGAAAGAAAAGAAGAAATCTAAAAAAGAATATTAAAACTACTAATACTGGAATGAAGATTATGAGATGTCCAAGAATTGCAGAGGTAACAGGAGAGTTGTATTTGTCAGGTGAGAGTGCAGAAAGAATTGCAACTATCTTAAAAGAAAGGTATAATTTTGAAACTACAGGTCAAACAGTAAGAGCGTATTTGGCAAAGTGCTTTGCGGTGATGAGTGCAGATGATGAAAGACGATTTAGAGAGGTGATGTATAGATTGCTTGATTCACAGACCAGAGCGAAGCAAGTGTATATTAAAGAAACAGCAACTATGATAGGGTTTCTTGGTGAAGCGTTGAATAGACTTAATGAGGAATGTGAGACACTGTCAAAACTTCAGGATTACTATAAGACAACTCCACAACGAGCTGTTGCAATTGCTCATCTAGTAAAGTTGATGAAGGAGTTTCGGAAGGATATAGAAGATTATATGATTAGATTTGGTACTGATAAACAAATGTTTCTGGACAAAGTTTTTAAAGAAATAGTAGTTTTTATTTTAGATGAAGTGTTGCCAAAAGTACATAAGAAGTATCACAATGAAATTAAATCTAAACTAAAGAGAAAGTTAAAGATGATAAAGGAACAAGAGGTTGAGGCAGATTATAAGGTGGTATGAACAACCTTGATAAACAGATGTTTGAACATATCAGAAATTTACCTGATGACCTACGGGGAATTATTTTTTGTATCTATCAAAAGGTCCATAGTTATACAGCATCAAAGGCATTACATCTATCAGTTTGGAAGTATAACCAGAGAAAGGATGTATTACTTAAACATTTGAATTGTTATAGATTCTATCTTCAACATAAGATAAAGTGTGATGAGATTCTTTCTTATTTAACAGATTATCAGAGGAGAGTGTTTTTGGATTTACTTAGAGATCCTTTTCAGAAATCTCATATGGTTGCTAAGAAGTATGGTGTTACTTCCAGTGCGATAAGAAATCTTATTCATAGGTGTTTTCTTAAGTTGTTGAATAAGGAAGCAGGAAGTGAATATTGTAAGTGGTTGTATGAACAGAGATCGATTGTTTTTGGTTGTAGAAAGAAGAAGGTGATGAAATGTTAGTGTTTGTTTTGGTTGATACAGATGTTTCCCGTTGGGTTAAGAAAAAGTTTAAGAATGATAGAGTGTTTTGGTTTGAAAGAAGAAAAAAGAGTAAGTATGGGAGGACTATTATAACATATCCATGGTCAAAAAGGAAGTATGCTTTTATGTTATTCTCTTATCTGGCAATATTTTATGATGTTAAAAGATTTGTGGTGGTGTCGGATAACCTTTCAGATTTACTTGTAAAAAATTATCTTGAAGTTGATTTCTATTATGTTAGAAAGAAAGGCACAAAGTTTTTGGTTGATGAGATTAAGAAGAAATGTGGACTTTTACCATTTGATGTTGATGATATGACATGTTATGATAGGATTGCCAAGGATTGTCTTAGAGTTTTTAAATCAATAGGAGATGGTCATGAGTGATTGGGAAGTTTTGTTGGAATCATCAGAAGAACAGAAAGTTTGGCGTGAAGATCCTGTTGATTTTGTTACTTTTGTAGAAAGCAAGGAATTCCAGGGACATCCAACTTTGTCACCTAATCAGTACAAAGAAATTCATCGGTTGATTGGTTCCGATCCAAAGAAGTTGTTTGATGGAAGACGAGTAAGAGAGGCAGTTTGGTTATGGGGAAAGGGGTGTTTGGCACGAGACACAGTAATCACAGATGTAGTAACAGGAGAGAGACATACAGTCCAAATTTGGGCCAAGTTGAAAAAACCGATTCATATCAGATGTTATGATGAATTAACAGGTGAAATCAGAATTCAGAAAGCTTCACCAGTTTTTTGGAAGGGCAGAGATAAGATTTATAAAGTCACTGTTTTTGGTAATGGATCGATGAGTAAACGGTGTTTTTATGTTACACAAGAGCATAAAGTATATACACCAAGTGGCTGGTGCAAGATCAAAGATTTGAAGGTTGGAGATAAGATTTATATTGATGGCACAAAAGTTAGGCAAGGAAAAGTTAAGATAAGTGAACATCAGAAAAGGTTGATAGAGAAGATTAGAAAAGATCTGAAGAAATTAGAGGAGCAACCAGAATTGCTTTTAGTTAATCATCTGAATCATGTTGAAAGTCTTATGCTTGCTGAAGTTAAATCTATAGAGTATGGTAAAGAGGATGATTATTATGATTTTACAGTTCCAGTGTATCATAATTATTTTTTAGACAATGGGACATTGCATCACAATTCAGGAAAAGGTACATGTTCATCATTAGTTTCATTGTATGTTGTTTATGTTTTGTTGTGTATGAATGATTGTCATGGTTATTTTAATGTTGCTCGTGAAGATCCTTTAAGTATAGTAAATGTGGCAACATCTGGATCACAAGCACAGAGATTTTTTGAAAGGTTTGTAAATAGATTACAGAGTAATGTATGGTTCAGAAATTTTAGGATGATAAAACAGGGGAAGTGTATATCAGAGGGGTCAAAATATTCTATGGAGGAGATAGTAATAACGGGGGCCACAGTTGAGTTTCCACAGGGTATACAAGTGAATAGTCTTCATTCACAACAAGAGAAATGGGAGGGATTGACAGTTATTATGTTTGTTGCTGATGAAATGTCGGGTTTTGTATCAGATAAAGGTCAGTATAATGCAGATGCGATTTATCGTTCACTACGAACATCAACAAGGGAACTTCCGTATATCGGAATTATTACTTCGTTTCCTCGTTTGGATGAGGAGTGTTTAGCGGAAGATCAGGTTTTAGAGGATGTTATCACAAAGGAAGTATATCCGGTTAAGAAATGGGCAAAGCTTCGTAGACCAGTGATTGTTGAAACATTTGATGATAGAGGAGAAATTATTAAAATACAAACAAAAGTACCATTTCTGAAAGGAATGGATGATATTTATGAGATTACTTTTGATAACAGAAAACGAATTAAAGTAGGCTGTGGTCATAGATTTCTAACAGAAGGAGGTTGGAGGAGAGCAGATGAATTAGAAATTGGTTCTGAGATTTATGGTTATGATAATCATAGAGGATGTTACAAACGAAAAGGAGAAAAGCCAAGGTGGGTATGGAAGGAGTGTCCTTACTGCAAGCAGTTATTTGAAAGTCCATATTGGTGTAGGAAACGGTTCTGTAGTAAAGTATGTGCTAATAGATACCATAATGGTTTCAAGAAAGGGAAGTTAAGGCCTAAAGAAGTGATTTTGAAAATGAGTAAATCTCTTAAAGGAAGGAAATCTTGGAATAAGGGATTAACAAAAGAAACAGATGAAAGGTTGAAAAAAATAAGTAAAAAATTATCCCAGAAACTTAAATGCAGAGTTATAAAGGAAGAATGGATAGAAAAAAGTAAAGAAACATGGAGAAGAAAAATAGAAAATGGTTGGATTAGTCCCTTGAAAGGAAGAGTCCAATCTGAAGAATACAAAGAGAAGAGGTTACGGGCCTGTAGAAGAAAACCAACAAAATTAGAATCATATGCACAAACTATCCTTGAAAAGATGTATCCCGGAGTGTTTCGTTATGTAGGTAATTTTAGTTGTTTTATTGGTGGTAAAAATCCAGATTTTGTGAGTATGGATAAAAGGTTGATTGTAGAAGTTTTTGGAAGTTATTGGCATAAACGAGGGGATGAGGAGAAAAGGATAAAACATTTCACTAAATATGGATTCAGGACTTTAGTTATCTGGGATTATGAATTTAGGAACATTGGTGGACTAAGAAAAAAGATTAAAGAATGGATGGAAAGTAGTTATGTTTTTGATGGAGGAATTTCTAAACATCTTACAACCAGGAAGATAATCGGTATCAAGAAACTTGGTAGAGGAAAAATATATGATTTGACAGTACCTAAGTATCATTCATATCTGTTGATGGGGGTTATGAATCATAATTCTGATTTCACTTATAAGAAATATGTTGAATCGATGAAGGATTCAACTGGTGAGTTAGTAGGAAGTAAGTATAAAACATGGGAAATTAAACCTGATAGATACTTTTCTGGAGAATATATTGATTTTGTATTGAACAGTAGAACAGGTGAAGTCTGTAAGGTTCCTGTTGAATATAGAAGAGTGGCAAGGGATGATCCAGAGGGGTTGAAAAGTCGTTATATGTGCTTATTGGGGACTGGGACAGGAGATTTTATTCAGTATCCAGAGTATCTTGATGTAATTAAGGAAGTAGCCCCTGTTGTTAATGTTGAGGATGAATTTGTGGAGATTGCTGGTAAGACAGTGTTAATGAAAAGGATAGTGGATGTTAAGCCAGATACGTATCCAAGGGTGATAGGATTGGATGCTGGACATAAACATAGTGAATCAACTTTGGTTATGGGTTATAGAAGGGACACGGTGATTGAAGGAAAACCAGTCACTGATATTGTTATAGATTGTATAATCGATTGGACTCCAAGTATGAAAAAGGGAATCACTGTTGATATTACAAATTCTCAAAAGATGGTGGAAGAGTTATGGGATCTGTTTAATGTTACAAAGGTGCGAATGGATCATTGGAATTCTGCTGCGATATCTTCTTATTTGATGGGTAGGGGAATTACTTGTGAGGTTAAGGATGCTAATTATTCAATGTACACTAAGTATAGAACAGTTGTATATCGAGAGGGGTTGTTTGTTGCACGAGTAGTTGAGAATACATTTAATGCAGAAGGGGATGTAGTACAGCGTGATAGATTAGAGCAGTTGAGACTTCAAAGTAAGATACTGAAATCCAGAGGAGAGCAGAAACCACGGGTGGAGTATGGTAGACAGGATCTTGTTGATGCAGTTGTTCATGTATGTGATTTACTATTAGATGAGATGAATGTTATTGGTGATGAAAGTCCTGTTGGTGTTATGGTTAGTTTTAGGGGAGATGTTATTGGTCAAGTTGTAGAGAAAGAAAAGAAGCAGTTTATGTTTGGAAAATCATCAAGAGTAGATGTTGTAAAATCTGATGATGATGATTGGGCAGTACAAATCTAAAGGAGGTTTCAATGGGAGATATTTTTTATTGTGTAGAATTCATTGATAATAAAACTTGGTGGGCAAAGTTAGTAAAGGAAACAGATACGGTTCTGATTCTTTCGTTTCCTTTTGAGGTTGTTCTTGATAAACAGTCAGGAACTGTTCAAGTTATGGGGATGCCATTTATAGATGATTCAGGTGAAGTATGTGTGAATAGGAACAGTGTTGCACTTAGATGTTTTTATAGATTAAGTTCTGAGGCAGTGGAGATTTATCAGAAACAAGTGGAACAGTTTAAGTATAGAACAGGGAAATCAAGGATAGTAGTACCTTCTGGAAAAGATCGAGGAATCATTAAGAAATGAAA